GCGGAATCGCACTTGGACTTGGATTTTCAGACAACGTATACCAATCAACTTTATCCAAGTTTTGTTCCAGAATAGGAATCGCATTTGGATTGGAAGACAACATTCTCCAATTCACCTTATCCAAATTTTGTTCCAAAAGATGAATCGCATTTGGATTGTAAGACAAATAATACCATTCTACTTTATCCAAGTTTTTTTCTAAAATATGAATAGCATTTGGATTTTGAGACAACTTACGCCAATCCACTTTATCCAAGTTTTGTTCTAAAAGATGAATCGCATTTGGATTTTGAGACAAATGATACCAATTCACCTTATCCAAGTTTTTTTCCAAAATAGGAATCGCATTTGGATTCATAGACAAACGCTCCCAATTCACTTTATCCAATTTTTGTTCCAATAGTTTAATCGCATTTGGATTCATAGATAATAACCATCCCCAGTCCACTTTATCCAAGTTTTTTTCTAAAATATGAATCGCATTTGGATTTTTAGACAAATACTCCCAATCCACTTTATCCAAGTTTTTTTCCAAAATAGGAATCGCATTTGGATTTTTATTTTGAGACAAACTAGACCAATCCAGTTTATCGATAGGAATCCAGTCGTACAACTTAATAAAGTGGATTCCGGTATTAGATGCTGTCGTCATTTTACTATGAGGTAGTCTTGTAATTATACTATACACTCCAGTTGTATATTTAGAATCAATTTTTTTACATTTACATGTATTTACAAAGGAACTCTCGTTTTCTAAATGAGACTTAACCGCATAAATATTATAATCATCGATTTTACGTGAGGACATTCAGTATATATACTATAAATAAATATATTGAAAAAACGGCGTTTTAAATTACCAAGGGTGTAAAAGGTGTATAGGTTATTATATAACATATATAATATAGACATGATTAATAATTTGGATCTTGAAACAAATTTAGGGTTTTCAGAAAAAATGTATGTTCCCGAAGATGTCTTAATTGCGTGGTTAAATTTATCTGCTATTATAACAACATATAGTTTGATATTTTATAATATGGCTCGAAGTGGAACTGTAAAAGTACATCCATATTTAGCCATCGTTATATCCATAGGGCTTATACTCATATCAACCGTTTATATGATATACTCATTAATACCATACTATACCAGAATAACATTTCTAGAAAATACTTGTAAAAAAATGAAAGAATGTTCTGATGAACAGGTTGCTCATATTAATAGTGTAAAAAATGTATATTTATTTCTAGGAATACTTACTAGCGTAATACAATTAGTTGTTACTTATTTAATTGTAACAACCGTATAATGTATCGTGTCAATCATCCTACTATCCTAGTATCATACTATCATAATATCATAATATAATATTTACATGTATTATATGATGAGAGATTTATTTTATCAGCAACTAATATTATTTATTGTTATGTTTTTAGTTGGTATTACATTCAACCCTATGAATATGTTGGCATACAGTATTTCGGATATATACTTGTCAACAACACTTATATATAGTGGATTATTGATGGCTTCAAATATGATATGGAGTCATCAAATTGTTCATCAATTTTCGATGGGACACTTCGATACAAAAATATTTGTTATAGGCATTATATTAAGTTGTATATGTATCTTTTTACTACGAAGCCAATTATTCGTAACTCGTGACCAATGGCTAAAACGGATGATAGGTCACCATTCAACTGCTATAACTACTACGAACCAACTACTTAGTAATGATGACAATTTTACATACGATAGTTATTTATTTACACTTGCCAAAAATTTGGTGTATGAACAAGAAAGAGAGATATTATTCATGAAAAACATGCTTTCGCCGTCATTACTATGATTATTATGACATGTTACATCATTACATTGTTATCGTCTTCAATCTAAACAAGTAGATTTAAAAATGGCACTTGTAACTAGATATGGGTCACAATTAGAACTGGGTCTTCTATCTTCAAAATAACCCTTCTTATTTTTAATTGTATCGTTACCTCTTCTAACAGATGCTCCACGATTAGCAATTCCGTCGGTAAACACATGATATGATGCGGTTTCATGTTCTCCAGTCATTCTATCTTCATTACCTAAACCATAGACTTTCATATGTTCGGTATGATTTTTTGACAATCTATCAATTGCGTCATTTATATATTCTAACCCGGTTTTTTCCTCTGTTCCGTTTCTCATGTTTTTAGTGCTATAATTTGTATGACATCCTGAACCATTCCAATCTCCCTTCAAAGGTTTGGGTTCAAAATTTACAATAACATTATGCTTTTCGCCCAATCGTTGTAATATATATCTTGCGGTCCAAAGATGGTCGCCAGCTTCTATTCCTACACAAGGTCCTACTTGAAATTCCCATTGACCTGGAGCTACCTCAGCATTGGTTCCTGACATTTTAATACCAGCATCCAGACATAATTTTAAATGCTCGTCTACTATTGCTCTACCAAACGCATTTTCATAACCAATACTACAATAATATTGTCCTTGTTTACCATCAGCAGAATATCCGATAGGTTTAGATGTAGTTGGGTTCATAAAAAAATACTCTTGTTCCAGACCAAACCATGGTTCTTCATCCAATTTTTCACTAAATAGTTTATTGGCGTTATAACGATTATTATTATATAATGGTGTCCCGTCTGGCAAATATGTATCGCATAATACAAGGTAATCATATGGTTTACCAAACGGGTTATTAAAGATAGCTTTTGGTCTTATAATCACCTCAGATTCACGACCTGTAGCTTGCCCAGTTGAACTTCCATCATAATTCCAATATGGAACATCACTTAAGTTTAATGAATCCGTGGTACTGTTTTCCATTACACGTGTTTTACTACGCATCTCATAATTTCCTCCTAACCATATATACTCAATAACAACCATTTAATTATAACTACAATTATAATTATTTGTTTAAATGAAAATAAACAAATAAACAAACAAAAGAAAAAATAAACAAACAAAAGAATAAATAAACAAACAAAAGAATAAATAAACAAACAAAAGAATAAATAAACAAACAAAAGAAAAAATAAACAAACAAAAGAATAAATAAACAAACAAAAGAAAAAATAAAATACTCTATAAAGCTACTTTATTTTTGTGTTAAATTTTATATTATATTATATACTTATCGTGTTCCTTAAAATCCACCAGGGAATTTAACTAGATTAGCACCTATACCAAAGCCAGCGCCGGAACGAGCACCAACAGCTAAACTAGGAACATATGTATCAAGGATACTGAATGTGGCAGCAGCAGTCAAAGCAATAAGTGCCACCTCATCTAAGTTAAGTCCTCTCTTGGGAATAGCGTAGGCAGCAATGGCAACCATCAAACCTTCAACCAAGTATTTAATGGCTCGTCTAACTAATTCGCCTAAATCTAACATGTCTCCTAACATTATTTATATAATACAAAAAGAAAAAATTATTACATAAAAGTAAAAGAGCGCTATTTTACTACAATTATTATATAGAGTTATAAATCACTTAAATATTTATAAGCATACCTATTTATAATGAGTTTTTCTAAACCAATTGAACATACAAATGAGCCATTCATGTCAAATACAACGCCTGGTAATATTACTTTAAAAACGAATGTAGACGGATCAGAAAATCCTAAATATGTTGATTTATTGGACGAAGACAAACCAATGGCTGGACAGAAGTTTGTATGTTTGTCGTTTATTTCTCCCGAGCACGTTTTAAAGCAGAAAGACATGTTTTTATTTGAGAAATTCATTAATAACTGGGACTTGAGTAAATCAATGGAGAAGTTCGCACAATTTCTAAACTTTGTATCTTATAAATACCATATTGACTTTGATAAACTGACCAAGGATTTTCAGGAATTCTCAAAAGATGAGAAGGAGAAACTTATTAGCACTACAATTGAGGACGACTATAAGAATTTCTTGGACGAGCACGAGGACCGTCTAGAAAAGGAGTTTGGTGAGAAGCATTCATTTCAAACATCTATTCGTGGTATTAAGGTAAGAGGTGTCTTCCCTACGCAACAAGAAGCAGAATTGAGATGTAAAATGCTAAGACAGAATGATCCCAATCATGACGTGTATGTAGGACCAGTTGGTATTTGGGTTCCATTCCACCCGGAGGCATACAAGACTGGTCGCGTTGAATATATGGAAGAAACTCTCAATGAGTTGATGAGTGAGAAAAAGAAGAACGAGGACAAGGCAAAGGACGAATTTGATCAACGTGTTAAAGAAACCAAGGTAAAGGCGATTGAGGAAAACAAGAAAAAGGCACTTGAGTCTGGCAATAAATTAACTCAAACAATTAATGAGAACGGCGACTTGGTTTCAGTAGCCAATATGAATACCCAAGAATCTGCCATGGGTGAAAACGCCACATTGGAAGATGTACGAAATCAACTATTTGAAGGTGATAATATTGTAACGACTGATAAAACGGATCATGGTCTTTCCATGTTAAATAGTATGTAAATATAATAGTATTCACTATAATATTATTCAATATAATAGCATTCAATATAATAGTAAATCCATTATTGTTTAGTTTGGTGTAAAATAACATGTAAATGTCGTGTAAATATTTATATGTTAAATTCGGTAAAGGTAGTATAATAATAATTTAATTTATTCGTTTGAATACTTAAATTGGGTCGTCCCAATTATTTAAGTCGTCGTCCGGTAATTGTATAACACTTTCCCAATCAGTTAAAACTGCCTTTGCTTTTATTTTCTTTTCTAGAGCAGTATGTTTTTCCAATGTTTTAAATATCTTCTCTCTATTCGCTAGAACCAACTCTCTATCTTTGATGTAATTTTCATTTCGCGATTTTGAATCCATAATGGATTCGAACTCTGTGGTTAAAGCTTGTTTTGTTTCAATCAAAGTTAGATATTCCTCATCCATAGCCACTTTTATTTTAGACCAATCAGATAGTTTCTCAGTAACATCTTGATGTTCCCATAAATTTTCCTTTGTATGGGGTCCCAATACATCCATTCTATATTCTATTTTGTTATGTAAATTGGCATATTTCTCTCTTAGGTTATGTATTCTTTCCTTTTGCTCATCATATTTATAATACTTGGAAACTGATAAAATCAAACTAATATATGTGGATATTGAAATACCAGAAACAGATACAATAGATTCTGCCGTGTCGAAATAATTTTTAGTCGATTGTAAAAATCCAGACAAGGTAGATAAAACAATAACGGATATTTGAATATAATTAATAGTTGAGTGTAAATCACTATATTTAATATCTAATAATCGCTTGCTAGTTTTACATTCTTTCAATATAAACAAGTTGTTATTAATTAGGGAGTGAAGTTCGTTTTGAAAAATGGTAAATTCCTTCGAATATTTATAATCTAATTTTCCTATTTCAGGACTGGATATCCCCTTTTTTTGATTATCGGTTGGTTTATTACTAGTATTTTTTGCGTTATTACCACTGATACCATTGATATTATTACTACTATTTGTATTAGTACTATTAATTTTGATTGTTTCTGTATTGTTGTTTATTGCTCCGTCATTCGTCGGTTTGTATGCTTTATCTATTACTTTACTTCCAGTGTTAATTGTGGTCTTTTCAACTACGTCTAAATTTATATTTGTTTCTACCGGAATATTATCTGTACTATTATTTTTTGTATTTTTACTCATTATATAATAAGAATACAAAATAAATTATTTTGGATTTTGGATTTTGGATTTTGGCTACCTTGTTCTCTTTTCATGTAATGTAATTTTACCATTTGTTTTTCTTAACGTTGATTTTAGGTCCAGCTCCCTTCTTTTGAACACTGTTCGGATCATATACATCATCTTCGTCGTCGCTATTAATATCCTTGGATAATTCCCAAAACTCCTTTGAACCAAGTTTAAACCCACTATGGTTTTGCGCCTTATACCAAAATATTTGGTCCTGTAATTTATTTGACTTAGCATTGTTGTTAATTACCAAACATTCAAAATTTTCAGTACATTGGTCCATTACTTGACAGAATGATTCAAATGTTGGAAACATACCGGCATAATTTTCCCAAATACGCCTTCTATTCGCAATATATGGCTCTCTTAATATAAACACATAATCTATATTTGTTCTTAAATTCGGGGGAATACCTAACGGATATTGCATAGTAATAACTAACATGATCTTCCAATGACGACCATTCATAAACAACAGTCTCATCAGTTTATCCTTTGTCCATTTATTATCATACAAACAGTCATCTAATATTACAAACGCTCTAGCATCAATATTTGTTCGTTTATAAGCTTCCATTTCCCTTTTTATTTGTTTTAATACTGTTTTTTGACGCTTCAAAATATTCTCTATAATCGCACTATTATATTCATCATGAATAAATAACTTTGGTACATGTTCCGCAAAAAAACCGTTACCTGCTTCTGTGCCAGATATGACTGTTCCTATTGGAATATCCTGATGGTAATATAGCAAATCTCTTACTAAAAAACTTTTTCCCGTATCACGTCTTCCTATTAAAACCACGACAGGACCCTTATTTTCGTCTGGACGAAAACTAATATTTTTCATATCGAATTTTTTCATATCAAGCGACATATTTATCTTCTAAAAAGAAAAAAAAAACGGGTGAATTACGAAACTGACGAAACTGGCGAAACTGACGAAACTGGCGAATATGACGAAACTGGCGAATATGACGAATATGAATATTATGTAATAATTTAACAAAAATTAGTTTAAATGAAATATTATATTTATTTTTAGAATAATAAAGAATGAACTTTTCATTGTATTATCGCAAAAATAAAAACGAGGAATTATTCAAAGCTTTAGAGAAATCTAATTTGGGGGTAGACAAACTACAGAATTATGTCCCATTGTATGAAAAATTCTTTTCACTCAATTCAACTAATTCGAACAGTATTAATCTAAATCAAAAATACTACATTCATTCTATTACCGAAGAAGTGACTAAAAATACATTAAAAATTAATGTATCTGACAATTCCAATAATCTAGTCGAAACGGATGTTTTTTGTAAGTTTTCACCTCTACTAGATCCGTTAAAGTATTTAATTGGTAAATATGACTTATCCGGCAATAATGATATCTCTTTACCACAATTTGATGTTACAAATAGTTTTCCTAAACTACAAGATAAAAATAATAGTGCTTACGTAGATTCATTTTTTACATATCTCTCTAGCCAGTTATTACATAACTATGGATTTTTAAATAGCATTGATTATTATGGAGCATTTATTTGTAAACAAGACAAGTTTCAATATAATATTGTGGATGATATTGACTATTTAAATGAGACCGACTATTTTCACACCAATACGGGTAATCTATTTTCAATTGAAAATGAAGAACATGCCAATATATTTAATCTAGGTTCGAGAACAAACAAGAAAAGACTTGTTATCAACAATAAATTAGATAACATTGGCATTGATGTAGATGTAGATATAGATATATTTAATAGCATTGACTTTTCCGTTTTTACAGATAATAACGATAACACACAATCTAATATATTGAACGCAAATACTGATATTTCATTGGTAACCTCCTCGTTAGACACATCTTCT